AACACAATACAGGAAGCTGATTGATGGTTAAGGCTAGTGATGTGAAAGCACAGATAGATACACATGAAGCAGTGTGTGCTGAGAGATGGAAAGAAACTATACTTCGCATCAAACGTATAGAACATATTATGATTGGTACAGCAGGTACTATGATTGTTATGATGGCAGGTTTACTTTTGAGGTGACATTATGCTTGAAATGCTAGTGGTTGCCAACTCTGCCTTTGCAATAATCAAACAAACAATAGAAAATGGTAGAGAATTATCTTCAGCTGGAGCTGCAATCGCAAAGTTTGTAGGTGCAGAAGAACAGCTGAAACAAGATTTACATAAGAAAAAGAACAGTATCTGGACTAACTTTCTAGGTAAAACAGATAATGACCTAGAAGAGTTTATGGCTTTAGAGCAAATAAAAGAAAAAGAAGAACAGCTGAAACAGATAATGATCTACCTAGGGCGACCAGGTTTGTACCAGGATTTTGTTCATTACAGAACTGAGGCCAGAAAAGCCAGGCGTGATGCTAGAATAAAAGCCGAGAAACAAAGAGAAAAATTTAAAGAAACTTGTTTAAAAGTTATCCTGGCTATTTTGATTACAGCAATGTTGTCTGGTGTAGTAACAGTATTGGCGATAATTGCTAAGAAAAAAGGTATAATATGACCGCTTTTATGTTGGCCTGTTATCTATCTGGTAACCTAAGTGCAACGCTGCATTTTAGAAATGTAAATGATTGTTTGTATTATTCTAAGTATTTAAGCGAGCAAACTTATGATGGCCCAGATGGTAAGCAAGTTATTTACGAATGTATGTGCAAAGTAGTTCCTAGAGTAGATACTCAAAAAGTAAAGGTGTATTGATGGCTCAGAAAAAATTACAAAAAGAATCTATATATGCTGAGTATGATGAAGATGGTGACGGCATTGTATCTGATGAAGAGCTTAGTCATGTCACTGAAATAAAAAAACTTGAGAATGATTTGAGAAAACAAAGAGCGCAAAGACGTATGGCAACCGCAAGCCTCGTTGCTATGGGATTGTTTACTGCTGCAATGTTTGTTGTTGAAATACCTAGAGTAGAAGCTTTAGCAGATATATCAAACCTATTTTATATTACTGGTGGTGGTATCGTAGCTGCTTACATGGGAGCTTCTGCTTTTATGAATAGGAAATAATTATGTTACAATTTTTAACACCGCTTGCATCCCTGGCATCTAGTTTTATGGAATCTAAAATAGAACAGACAAAAGCAAAGGGAGCTGTAGCCAAAGCAAAAGCTGAAGCAGAAGCTGAGGTAATGAAAACCGCTGCTACACATGATAGCAAGTGGGAACTTATCATGGCGCAAAGCACACAAAACTCATACAAAGACGAGATCATAACTGTAATAGTATTGATCCCAGTTATCCTGGTATTTATTCCAGGCATGGAAGATGTAGTTAAACAAGGCTTTGATAGGTTAAATGAGCTGCCAGATTGGTATCAAAATGTTTTGTATGTAACTATACTTGCTGGCCTTGGATTAAAAGGTTTGGACAAATTTAGAAAAAAATAAGGCTCTCAGATGCGCCAGGAGAGCCGAAACGACATGGCCGTGTGTGTTTGTACCTGGGGAATTTACTTAAAATGATGTTATCAGATAACTTTTCGATTCAAGAATTAATTAAAAGCCAGACTGCTGAGCGCAAAAGAATAGACAATACGCCTGGTGCAGATGAAGTTTATTATCTTAAAATTTTATGTGAAAAGATTTTGCAACCAGTCAGAAATCATTATGGTATTCCATTTACTGTAAGCAGTGGTTATCGATGTCCAAAACTTTCTATAGCAATAGGCAGCTCAAGTAAAAGTCAACATTGCAAAGGCCAGGCAGCTGATTTTGAAGTACCAGGAATATCTAACTGGGATCTTTGTCAATACATAAAAGAGAACCTAGAATACGACCAGCTCATTTTAGAATGTTATACTGGTGGTAATACTGGTTGGGTTCATTGTAGTATAGCTGATGATCCTAGAGGTGAGCTGCTTACATACGATAGAAGTAATGGTTACAGAAAAGGCTTGATAGATGGTAGCTAAAAAATATCAGAATCCTAAAGGTGGATTAAATGCAGCTGGTAGAAAATATTTCAAAAGGACTGAGGGCAGCAATCTAAAAAGACCAGTCAAGTCTGGAACAAATCCAAGGCGTGTATCTTTTGCAGCAAGGTTTGCTGGCATGAAAGGTCCTATGAAAGATAGCAAGGGTAGGCCAACCAGGAAAGCTCTTGCTTTAAAAGCCTGGGGATTTAGATCAGTTCAATCAGCCAGGAATTTTGCTAACAAAAACAAAAAGAGGAAAACATAAATGGCATACGGAAAAAAAATGGCAAAGAAACCTATGAAAAAAACCTTAACTAAAAAACAAAAAACTCTTCCTATGGCTTTACAAAAAAGAATTATGAAAGCTAAAAAGAAATAATGAAAAAACCAGGTAAAAGAAAATTTGCACCAGTAGCAAAAACAAAAAAGGGCGTGCCTAAAAAATATGTTTCTGGTGCAAAAAATCCCAAAGCCAGGGAAAAAGAAATATTACGAACTGCGAAGCTCTACCGCCAGGGCAAGCTTACGCCAGCTATGATGAATCGCATTAGTAAAAAAAGGAGCAGATCCTAATGGCACCAACCAAAAAGAAAAAGCCTGGTGGTAAATATTCATCCATACCAGGCGCATCAAGATTTTCAAAAGCAACCTTAGATAAGGTCTATAAACGTGGCGCAGCTGCATATTTCTCAGCTGGATCCAGACCAAAGACAAGCCAGGCAGCTTGGGCAATGGGCCGTGTTAGATCTTTTGTTACTGGCAAGGGCGGTGCTAGAAAAGCAGATTCCGACTTACTTGGAAAGAAAAAGAAAAAGAAAGCATAGATTGACTTTATACGTCACATTTCTTATATATATAGTATAAGGAGGTAACGTATGAAAAAGAAAATAGAAAACTGGACAATACAAGAATTGCTTGGTGATTTCCCATGTCAAGATGCCAGGGAAGATTGGGATATAAGGCTAAAAAATAATTGTTTTTTAAGAACATTTTATTTTAAAGAGTACAAAAATATGAAAAGCGGCAAGCCGCTCCCAGATTATTTTGATAAGTATAAAAATATTTTTGATACTATCCTGGCAATAAACGTAGGCAGCTGCACTGTTGGCCAGCTCAAACCAAGTGATCTCACTGTAGAGCATTGTGAATCCTACATTCTCCCAACATTATTTAATAGTGGTAAAAAAGGTAAGCGAAGCTTTAAGACTGTCAAAGAGATGCGATCTTGTTTTAATAAGTTTTTATCTTTTTGCAAAAGCAGAAACTGCTTGGCGCAAAATCCTATGCTAGATGCTGAATTTAAAAAGCCAGTGGTTGAGCAGCAGCCTAAAATTGAAAAACTTTCTACTGAATTTATCCATGAGATTGATAGCCATTTACCAGAATCAATTAAACTAGCTTACAGATTTGCTTGCAGCACTGGCCTTAGAGCTGGTGAGCAAAGAGCTTTGACCTGGGATGACATTGATTTTAAAATGTCTGAAGTCAATGTAAGACGAAGCGCAAAGCTCAAGGTTGTTGTTGATAATGAAATTGAAAAGCATGGTATAGGCCTGGTAAAAACAAATACTTCAAATAGAATAGTGCCGATCCCTGGTAAAATTTTAAAACAATTAAAAGAGCTTTACATAAAAAAGGGCAGACCAGGTAAAACAAACTTTGTGTTTGGTACTAAGTATAATACCATGATAGGAAGAAGTTACTGGCTGGAGCAGCTGCAAAAGGTAGTAAAGAAAGTAAGTAATAAAACCTTGAGGTGGCACGATCTGAGACACTATTACGCTAGTAAAATGCTTGAGCATTTTGGCGATGATATCTGGACTGTTTCAAATCTAATGGGCCATAGCGATATTAAGATAACTCAAAACGTCTATGGCCACTGGATGCAAGACCTGGCTAGAAAGCAAAAGCTTCAACAAAAAATTGCCCAGATAAATTTTTAAAGATCATCGAATCCGCTTACTGATTCATTTTTAGTTTCGTAACGAAGCTCGTTACAAAATGCTCTGGTCCTAGCAATGTTCATTTGATTTTCACCTTGCAGCTGCACTGACAATTCCATACCTAAATCTTTAATCTGTTTATGTATATCTTCGATAGCCTTTTGCTGACTTTCAGTAGGTGGGTGCGGTCTTTTCATTTCATCATCCCAGCCATTATCGAAGTTTAACCAGACACTTATCTTAACCTTTTGTCCAAAGTTATCTTCAGATGCAGATACCGATCTTTGAAATTTCATATTTGTATTTGAAAATTGTGGTGAGTTTCCCATAGTAGCTCCTATTGTTGTAGTGAATTAAGTTTCTTTTCATAATGTTCCTGGATCTCGCCGTACATCCTGGGAACAACTGTTTTCATATTCTTTAAAACATCTTTGTTTTTATTAAACCAGTGCATACACATACTTTGTGATTTTAGTTCGTCAATGTTTCTGAGATAATTTTCAGTTATTTTTTGCCATTGATCCTGGTCTTTTTCTTTCTCATCCTCTGGAGAATCTTCTTTAGTTTCTTTTTCAATTTCATCAATATTTTTTTCATTGTTTTGGGCCTTTTCTATTTCATTTGCACTTGCCATTTCACCGCCATGCAAAGCAGCAGCAGTAGCCAAAGCTCTTCCAAGGCTGCTTGTCATACAGTTTTCTATTGCTGAGGTTTTGTTGACCAGGGAACTACCTCTAATTTCTTCAGCGTGACCTACGCCAATAGGTATTTCTGGGTTATCTCTATCAATGATACTGGTTTTAGTGACAACTCTTTTGCCATCGTCAACTAAAATCTCTTCAACAATTCCATATTTAAAACCAAAGTTTTTTCTAAATATCTCCAGGCGTGAAGATACCATACTATATTCTTTACCTTTAAGATTTATTGTTTTTAAATTAAGATCCTCTAAAATTGCTTTCAGCTCACTCATCATTCATCTCCGCAACTTGTTTACCTTTACTTGTTATTAACCAGGACAACTCATAAGATCCCCTTTTGTTTTTTCTCTTATCACCTGGTGTAATTAAACCATACTCATATAACTCAGTTAGCCTGGGCCTTACTGAAACAATATATCCATCAATGTCATTAACAATTTCAGATCCAGTTCTGCCACCAGTCCATCCAGCTCTAGCGATTGATTTAAGGACCTCCAGGCGCATCTTTTTAATTTTAGGCAAGATAAACTCCAGGGCCAGCTGCTCTGTCTCCCTGGGGTTTTTATGAATGTTTGGAGCCTGGTTTAGTTCTTCATCATATTTTTTATGTAACATAGCTACTTTCACTTTCTTTTTTGTTTCGTTTTTCATTTAAAGAATTTCAATAAAATTTCTATCAAAGCAAGCTTGGTCAATTAGACAACCAAACCAAAGTGCATAGTAAGCAAATGCACAAACAACGAATAAAAATAATATCTCAAAAAATAATTTTATCATAGTATTCCCCATAATTTTCGAGCTTCTTCAATTATTTCTGGTGGATCAGACCAACATATGTTTGTAAAGTCTGGATCAACAAGCTTAAAAAGATGAGCTTTGTTTCTAGCTGCTTTTAATATTTCTTCTGTAGTTTTATGACTGCGAATAATGACGTTTACAACGTCTTGTAAGTAGTCATCTTGCAGCTCTGGTGTGTTTCCCTGGTCAAATATTTTATAGTCTGTAGCGTTAGCATAGACCAGGAAAGGCGGTTGTTTACCATTACACGCCCAGAAACCAGCTACCTGGTATAGAGCTGACTGCTCAAAAGGACCAGACAAACTACTTGGCAAGCTGCCAGCAGAAAAACCAGACTTAGTTTTTTTGGATACTCTTGACCACTTTGTTTTGAGATCGCCACGTCTATTATAATCTGGTCTGGTATTGTGTGGCAGCTCATTACCATGCAGTTTTTTAATGTATTCTATTTCACCAACAATCTGATTATCCCTGGCCATTGCTTCTTGCAAACCAGCTGCTGCATTTTTAATTATTGGTTCTAATTCATCTATGTATTTAGATTTTTTATCTGCATCAGCACCATCATCCCAGGTGCGAGGTTTGTATTTGTTGTATGATTCAATAGCCTGGTCAACTGCTACGCCAGGATCCGCATTATCTATCAGTATGGCATCAGTAGCTTCTTGAACAGTACGGCCACCAGCCATTGCAGCATTGTCCTGGCCGTTTAACTTTTGTTCATACTTTAGGATTGTTTTCCAGGCCAAGTCCTTTGTGTCCTGGTCATGCTCAGTGCTTTTGTATATATCCCAGGCTTCAGATAGAGCTGGCCTTACATGAACTTTATCAAACAAAGCTTTACATCTGAGTTTTGATTTGGGATTTGAGTGCCATAGATAATTAAACCTACTGGCAAACTCTGGTGTTTCTTCGAATGTCAAAGTTTACCTCCTTTAATTTTTGACAACAGTATCTGTAAACGTCAACCTTGTCAAATTTATTTTATTATGTTGACGTTTAAGTACATATTTGATATTTGTTGCAGCATGACTCTTGAAGAATATAGATTAGAAAATAATTTAAGTTACAAAAAACTGGCTGAAAAGCTAGGTTTCAAAGAAGCTACAGTGGCCAGGCGCTGGTGTTTACCAAAAAATCACGACCAGGCATTGACACCAAATCCAAAAAATTTAAGCTTAATTTTAGAAGTAACTATGGGAGCTGTTACACCAAATGACTTCATTATCCGCAGAAATTGATTCCGAAGATATCGTACATTTAAGAATTGCTAGATGGTTAGATATTATGTTACCGCCTGGTTCAGTCTGGCATCATTCACCGAATGAGGGCAATCGTCATGTTGCTTTTAAAGTTAAGCAAAAACGTATGGGAACAAAAGCTGGCTGGCCAGATATAGAGATATTTGTACCAGGAGATCAGACTTTGTGCGGTGTATCCCTGGCTATTTTTATTGAGGTTAAAGGTGCCAAGGGTAAAGCGACTGCCAATCAGATAGTTATTAGAGACAAGATTGAAGAGGCTGGCGGCATATGGCAGCTTTGTAGATCTGTTGACCAGGTACAAGAATTTTTAGAGGGATTAATTAAACTGAGAGGAAAATAAATGGGTAATACAAAAAGATCTGGCGCAAATCCAGTATCACAAATTTGCAAAGAACTGATAAAAAAATCCAGGCCACTTTCACAACAAGAGCTTGCAGCTGAGATTGCTGCCTGGAAAGAACAAGAATTAAAAGTAGATCATTTTGATAGGATAATTAAATGAATCCACACCAGTATGCAGAAACTGCTGCACAAATATTAAAAGATAGAGCTGACAAGCTTGGTGATTACCAGGAGCTTTATGAAAATTTAGCAGCCAGGTTAACATTAAGTTTTGCAAAAAAGTTAAAGCCTGGTGAAAGATTTTATGCAAGTGATGCCGTCAAGTTTCATATTGAAAATAAATTAGCCAGGATGGACTGCGGCGAAGCTAACTCAGATCACAATTTAGATGGTGGAAATTATTTTTTTATACATGGGGGGTTGACAGATGAATCGAGATAGCAGTAGAATTTCTGTTAAGCCAGGAGCTAAGCTTAGTGAAAATCTTAGCACTCAAACTAATTCCTTAAATAAAAAACAAAGATTAGCTAACTTAGCTAAGCTAAATAACTTAGCTAAGATGACTGTGAAAGGCACGAACAGTGCTTATCAAGCAGCAGTTTCCAGGGGTACAAAGTTTCCAATAGATGAGCTGCAAAGGCGTGTCCTGGGAAAACTCAGAAAAACTTATAGTGAACAAGCTTACAAAGATTTGGTTATTAACCTGGGATATCTTCCAGCTTTTGAAAGGCTGGACTGGCTAAAGGTAATGGATGATAAGCTTAGACGAAAAAACTGAGAAAGCTCTAAGGTCATCGCAAAAGCTAGCCGTTGACCAGCTGCATGATTTGTTTCTTGAAGCAGCTGAAACTGAGAGAAAATTACCTGGTGTAATCAGAAAACAAAAGATGGTGCATTGGCCAGACTATGTCAAAGAATGGGCAGCATATGGTTACAATTCTCTCCAGCCACAAAGATTAAAAGCCACACCAGAACAAATAACCAGGTTAGACTATGCAGTTACAATGGGATTATCTATGAGTGAAGCAGATCGCAGACTGATCTGGGCCGTAGCACATTCAGCTGCTTTTAGAGATCGAGGTCCTAAATGGACTCAGATAGCAAAAATCCTAGGACTGAATGATCCTAGGATTGTTAAGCGTAGGTACCAGGATTCCCTGGTCAGATTATATTACAAGCTTTAAGCAGCTTCATATTCCCACTGAACCGCAGCGCCGCTAGCCATTTTTTTAGCAGCTGCATTTTTGATTGCCTGGATCAACCAGTAAGCATCAGTGTGTGTCCAGTTATCAACCTCACAACACTGATACTCAAGGCAGCAAGCCATGTTGAAAATGTCTGCATCAGTCAAGTCTGGGCAGCCATAAAATCCCATCAAGGTCTTGAACTTTTGCAAACCATGAAAACACTCATTTGGAAACAACATCAAATGCTCAAGATACTCAGCGCTATAATGCTCATTGTTGTGGCCATACTTGGCATCAACACTGTTGACGTTGGCCTTGGCAAGAACATCACAAAAGTTTTTCGCAGTGTTGTTTATCTCTTGCTTAGTGTGAATGTTGTAGCAGTGCATCTTGTTGGTAGGTGCTTGAGTATAAGCAACTAATGCTGCTATGTGTTCTGGATTTACGATAAATGCGCTCATGTTTTCTCCTTTCTAAGCTGCAACATTGAACAAGGGAAGCTCGTTCAATTCCTGGTTGTTAACCTTGGCTTCTAGTCTGTCTGCAAACTGAGCTACATGGTGAACAACATTGTTTTTGTTTCTCCAGTGATTCATGGCAATATTGCAGCTATCTGCACTGTCGAAACCAATTTTGTGAAGCACGCCCAAACCTCTCATCATGTGAATCCAAGGCTTGTCGATGCCATACTTTTTTTGCCAGTAGTCCATAAATGCCCAGGCTTGCTTGATCTTTTGCATATAAGCACTACCAGGCTTGTTCTTGGCAATGTCAACCTCGCCGCAGCTGCCGAAGCCTACGAAGTTGAAAATTCTGAATAACTTTTCTAGCTGGTTAAAACTCTCATTCATGTGCCATATGGCCATTGCTCTTTCTGGATACTTGATTTTGCCACCTTTGATGGCATCAGCGATCAGCTGCAAATTGCTGGCTTCATCGCCGTTGATAACGTCTGGAATCACACACACTGCATTAGGACACTTGTCCATCGCATCATTGGCCCAGGCATAGAAGCCATCCCACCAGGCAGCATCAAGAGTGATGCCTTTCTTCCAGGCAGTGAAAGCTCCGTTGTCCAGGATCAATATCTCATTGTCACCAACAAGCTCAATGCACTCAGCAAGCTGCTCTGGGTGCATATAACTGACACAAAAGCTTTTGCCTTTGAGCTGCGGTAACAATCTTTTAGGAGTGATTGGCGTTCCGTGAACTAGCCTTTTCATTATTTAAAGTTCTTGTTGTAGTACTTCTTGATGAAAGCAACCGCTGCTTTTTTGGTAGGGAACCAGGGATGGTCCATACCAACCATTATTTGGCCATCAGCAGCAATGACCCATTGTTTAGGGTCTTTCTTGATGACCTGGTACAAAACAAAATCGTGCATAATTTCTCCTTAGTTGTTGATGTTATCGAAAAGTGGCAAGCCAAACTCTTGCCAAGTTTTATTAGGGAGCTTGATGATAAAGACTTCCTTAATAAATTTCAGTCTTCCCCAGCATCTTTGGATGTCAAACACACCTCTTTGGTCAACAACCTTGCCGTTGTAAACTATCTGGGCATGGCCAGTAGTCACAACTAAGTAGGGGATATTAGGTTTAGCTTTGTAGTGGACAAAGCTGCTCAAAGTCATCCTGCCTGGCAAAACGTGTCTGAATTTAACGCCAGCATGATTGAACCATTTAAAATAGTCATGGGTGTAAGTCGCACCTCTCCAAGTATTTCGCCAGCAACTATCGCCGTGGCTTTTGAACCAGGCCCATGCTTCAAGGAAAGGCTTTTGAGCAGCAATGGCACAAGCTAAAACGCCACAACAAGGACCTTTGGCTTGGTCCCAATCGTGAGCCGTCAAAGCAAATGTCGTCATGTTTTCTTACCTCCATTACTAATATGGGGATATTGACGTTAAAAGTCAAGGGTAATGGTAAAATAAATTTAAAATAATTTTTTTAAATCAAGCTGCTTGACTAAATGAATCAAAAAGATTAGAGTTTTTGGTAAGCTTAGAACAGATAACGCTAAGTTATTCTTTTTCAAAGTTTACCTCCTTTCGATGGGTTGCAGTAATTTGCGAAATATATGGGAGCTGCAAACCTAGAACTATAAAAAAAGACTTGGAGAGCCTGGCAAATTTTTACCTCTTTGCCAGGCTTTTTATTTGGGCAAAGAGATGGGCAAAGTTATTAAGATAAGAGTTACAAAACCGCAGATGGAAAAGATTTGTGAGCGTATTGCTGAGGGTGAAAGCTTGACCAGGATATGTAATAACACAAAGAGCTTACCAAGCTGGCGAACTGTACTGAGATGGGTCCAGGAGAATGATGAAGCTCATTCGATGTATCGTAAGGCTAGAGCGTTGCAATGCGAGGTTATGAGGGATCAGATACTTGACCTGGTTAACATGGCTTTACCAGACGATCCTAAGCTGGCAATGGCAGAAGTACAAAGAAGAAGACTGCAAGCAGATCATATGGATAAGCATATTAGGCAGATGCAGCCTTTAGGTGTTAGGGATAAAGCAGAAGACAAAGCAGCTGAGAATAATGGACAAGTTACTTTGTCCTGGGCAAATGGAAACCTGGAGATTAATTAGGATCTGCGTATTTTTGTAGGCATTGTTTGGCAGTAATCTCGCACACGAGGGATTTGATTTTGAATTTTGTTTCTCGATCTTCTGTAATCGTTGCTGGATCTACAAATAGTTAGCGGTATCTAACCGATATGGCTGCTATTTTAAAAGATTAAGCCTGGTTTTTTTAGAATTTGCCTACCCCTGGTACCCCAAAGCAAGCCGCCGCTTGCTATATCTAATATATACCAGATTAGGAGTGTCTGAGACATGAACATCGAGATTCCGTATTCACCTAGACCGCTCCAGGCAAAACTGCATAACGCCCTGGTTAAGCACCGCTGGGGAGTTGTTGTCTGTCACAGACGATTTGGCAAGACTGTGATGGCCATAAACCATTTACTTAGGGATGCTATACTAAACGACAAAAACAATCCCAGGTACGCTTATATAGCGCCTACATACCGCCAGGCAAAAGCGGTGGCATGGGATTACTTAAAACAGTTCGCTGGCAAGGTTCCTATGGTTAGGTTCCATGAAACTGAACTTAGATGTGATTTACCTAATGGTTCCAGGATCCAGCTGCTTGGTGCAGAAAATTACGATAGTCTTCGTGGTATTTATTTAGATGGAGCTGTCCTGGATGAAATGGCTGATATGCCAGAAAGTTTATTTCCAGAAGTGTTACGGCCAGCTTTGTCGGATAGAAAAGGCTGGGCGTTCTTTATTGGAACTCCTAGAGGTCATAACGCTTTTTTTGATTTGTATGAATCTGCGGTTAACAGCGATGATTGGTTTACACAGGTTTATAAGGCCAGTGAAACTGAGATAGTTGATGAAGAGGAATTAAGAGCTGCCAAGCAGATGATGACCGAGGATCAGTATGAACAAGAATTTGAATGTTCCTGGGTTGCGAATGTACCTGGTGCGATTTATGGAAAAGAGTTACAGGCTGCCCAGGAAAGTGGGCGCATAGGGAATGTTCCCTATGACCAGGCGCACAAAGTAGATACCTGGTGGGATCTTGGTATAGGAGATAGTACAGCAATCTGGTTTACTCAGAATGTTGGTAGGGCAATTCACGTTATAGATTTTTACGAAGCTCGCAATGAGGGATTACCGCACTATGCGAAGATACTTACATCTAAAAGCTATCTCTATGGAAATCACAATGCGCCACACGATATTGAGGTTAGAGAACTTGGCTCTGGTAAAAGCCGCCGTGAGATCGCCTACGATTTGGGAATTAATTTTAGGGTGGTACCTAAGCTTCCAGTTGAAGATGGCATACACGCTGCGCAAATTATTTTGTCTCGTTGTTGGTTTGACCAGGTAAATTGCAAGGCTGGTCTGGAAGCTTTGCGCCAGTATCACCGAGCTTATAACGAAAGATTAAGAACATTTAGGAATAGTCCAGTACATGACTGGGCGAGCCATGCAGCTGATGCCTGGCGATACTTTGCGGTAGGGATAAAAGAAAACCGAGGTTTTGATAGACCGCCGCAAGCAGTAGCAGATAGTAACTATAATCCATTTGGAGTAGCAGTATAATGGGATTTCTTAGTCCAAAAGTGCCAGCGCCGCCGCCAGTAGAGCCGCCGCCGCCAGCACCACCTATGGATGTTGTGCCAGATAGCGCAGTAACGTCTGTAGATGAAGTAGAGAATAAAAGAAAAAGAGCTAATCGAGTTAGCAGACAATCCACTATTTTAACTGGATCACAAGGTTTGTTAACCGAAGCGCCTATAGAATATAAAACTTTACTGGGTAATAAGTGATGGCTGGTGAAACAAGCGATCCTGGTGGCCAGGATACAATAGACCAGATGGAAGAAGAAAACGCTATAGCTGGAATGACTGATGCGGAAAGCCAAGCAGCTATGTCAGAAGCTGGTTTATCTTCTGGGTTTGGTGATTTTGCTGGTAGTACAGCTTTATCTGGTAGAGCTAATAGTTCAATCACTGGCAGCAATTTAACAGATGCTCTTGTGCCAGGCGTTGGTACTTTGTCAGTTATAAATTCTCTTAGCGCACAACAAACTCAAGCCAGCTTGCAGCGTGGCGCTAGTCCAGTTTATGGATCAAGCGGTAATGTTGTTGGTACAATGGGATCTGGTTTACTTGGCGGCACTGCTTATACTGGATCGCCAGAGGGTGATCCTAATCCTCCAGGTGGCGGCGATGAAAACGATGAGCAGCCAGTTAACAGAACAAGAAGCGGTAGGCCAGGAACAGCGGTAAGAGGTGTGTCTAACACAACTGCCAGAAGAATTACACCAAGGTCAGCTGTTAGAGGTGCATCACTGGAGCCAAAGCTTTACGCCATGAGTAGTAGGGGTAGAGGAAGAGGTATAAACACTTCATCCCAAGGCATCCTGGGATCTGCGCCAGTACAAAGAAAAACTTTATTAGGAAGCTAATATGTCTGAAAAACTAGCTGCTGAACTTATAAAAAGGTTTGGCTCTTTAGAAAACCAAAGGGCAACCTGGGAAACACACTGGCAAGAAGTAGCTGATTATGTTGCGCCCAGGAAAGCTGATATAAACAAAGTTAGATCACCAGGTGATAAAAGATCAGAACTTATTATGGATGGCACTGCTGGCCTAGCTGCTGAATTATTAGCTGCAAGTTTACATGGTATGCTTACAAATATGTCAACTAAATGGTTTTCGTTGCAGTATCGTAATGATGATCTTAACATGAATGACGAAGCTAGAGAGTGGCTTGGTGATGTTGAGCGTGTTATGTATGGCGCTTTTGCCAGGTCAAACTTCAATGAACAAATACACGAGCTTTACCATGATCTAATTACTTTTGGTACTGGTGTTATATTTATTGAAGAGGATGATGAGTTTCAGCTTGGTTTTTCGACCAGGCATATTTCTGAATGTTATGTGACTGAAAATGAAAAAGGGCGTGTCGATACAGTTTATCGTAAATTTAAAATGCCGTTGCGAGCTGTAATACAAAGGTTTGGCGCAGATAAGATCTCAGCAAAAATGCTGAAGATGGCCGAAGAAAAACCATTTGAAATGATGACATTGTTACACGCCGTCTACACCAGGGATGAAAGGGATATAACTAGAGTTGATGCGAGCAACAAACCAGTCGCTTCAGTTTATATAGATCCAGAAAGTAAAACTATTTTATCCGAGGGTGGATTTGATGAGTTTTGTTATTGTGTACCAAGATTTTTAAAAGCAAGTTTTGAAATAGGTTATGGTCGCTCCCCTGCCATGACGGCCCTGGCTGATATTAAGATGCTTAATAAAATGTCAGAGGTGACAATTAGGGCCGCCCAAAAACAAGTCGATCCTCCACTACTTGTTCCAGATGATGGTTTTATACTCCCCATTAGAACTGTACCAGGCGGCCTTAATTTTTATAGGTCTGGTACCAGGGATAGATTAGAGCCATTAAATATAGGCGCAAACAATCCTATTGGTTTAAATATGGAAGACCAACGTAGAAAAGCAATCCAATCAGCTTTCTACGTTGACCAGTTAATCCTGGGCCAAGGACCTCAAATGACGGCAACTGAGGTTGTGCAGCGTACTGAAGAAAAGATGAGGTTGTTAGGACCAGTCCTGGGAAGATTGCAAGCTGAGTTATTGCAGCCATTAATTACCAGGAGTTATAATATTTTGGCTAGAAAAAATGCTTTTAAGCCAGCGCCAGATATTATCCAGGGCCAGGATTTTGATATTGAGTATGTATCACCGCTAGCAAAAGCTCAAAGAGCTGGTGATGTACAAAGCTCACTACAATTTATTGAATTGATGCAGCCGCTTGCCCAGGTGGATCCTGGTGTTATTGATTACCTGGATGCAGATAACCTGGTAAAACATTTAATTAGTGCCTTATCAGTACCAGCAAAAGCGGTTAGAGGGGATGACCAGGTAAGCGAGATCCGTGAGCAGCGGCAAGCTCAGCAAGCGCAGCAGCAACAATTAGACCAGGCGCAGCAAGTGGCTGAATCAGCTGGTGCAGCAGCGCCGTTACTAAAGGCTACACAATGAGTATTGAGGACCTTAGAGCAGCTTATAAGCTTACATTTAACAGTAAAGATGGTGAAATAATTTTAAAAGATCTGGAAGCTAGGTATCACATTAATGGTTCTACCTTTTCACCAGATGCAACCGAGACAGCCTACAGAGAGGGCCAGCGTACTGTAGTGCTATTTATTAAAGCAATGCTGGCCGATCAACCAAAAAGAGAGGACATAGTTGAGACATGAGTGAAGAAGCCCAGGTAGCGGAAGCTCCAGCCGTTGAAGATGCTGGACAGGCTCCGTCTGCGCAGCCAGCCGCATATGATTGGCGCTCAGAAATTCCAGAAGAAATTAAAGGACATAAATCATTAGAAACAATCCAGGATGTTCCAGGATTAATTAAAAGTTATGTTCATTCACAATCTATGATTGGTGCTGATAAATTAGCCATACCAGGTAAACACGCTACAGATGATGACTGGAAAATTGTTTACGATAAACTTGGTAGACCAGCTGAACCAAAAGATTATAACTTGGCATCTACAATACCAGAAGGCCAGGTACAAAACCAAGAAATGTTAGACTGGTTTCAGAATACAGCTCACGAAGCTGGATTATCGCAGCGCCAGGCAACATTATTATTAAATAAATTTAATGAACAAACAAACAGCCAGCTCAGTACAAGCCAGATAAATGTACAAGCTGAGGTGCAAAAGACAACACAAGAACTACAAAAAGAATATGGCCCAGCTTTTAACGATAGAATGGCAAAAGGCAATGGCGTTCTTGAGCAGTTTGGCAACATAGACATTGCTAATATTGAATTAGCCGATGGGAGGCGTTTAGGCGACCATCCAGACGTTATTAGAATGATTGTGAATGTTGGTGAGTTTATTACCACTAAGGTCGGTGAGGACAGCTTAGAGGGCGTTAAAACAACTAATGCTCTTGGACCAGAGGAAATCAATTCTAAAATTGTTGAAATGACTGCTGAGAATACGCCATACTGGGATGCGAAACATCCTCAGCATAGTTTTTATGTAGATGAAGTTATGAAGTATAGGGAGATGTTAAGTGTCTAATAAAGAATTTAGATTAGAAGTTTTAAGGATGGTTCTCGAAACTGGAACTGGAAGAATAATAGACAATCCAATGGAAAGAGCTAATAAGTATTTACAATGGTGCGAAGCTGGAGATAAACCAAAAGGTCCTCTAAAAAACAATCCTAGTAAAGAAGTCGAGACAAGCAAAGGCCCTCGCAAAACACAGTAACCTTACGTCTGGATAACCAGGTAGCGTTTTAATTTTAATATGAACTAAGGAGATTAGTAATGAGTTCACAAATTACTACTGCTTTCGTTAATCAGTTCAGCTCCAACGTACAGTTATTATCACAGCAAAGAGGTTCTTTGCTTAGAGGTTCTGTATCTGAGGAAGCCGTAACTGGTGAGAAAGCTTTTTTTGACCAGGTAGGTGCAACCGCTGCGGTCAAAAGAACATCAAGGCATCAAGATACACAGATCCTTGATACACCACATTCAAGAAGAATGGTGACTATGGATTCTTATGAGTGGGCAGATCTTATTGATGATGCTGACAAAATAAGAATGTTAATTGATCCGACATCTACTTATGCTCAAGCAGCTGCTTCAGCAATAGGCAGATCAATGGATGATGCAATTATTACTGCTGCAACTGGTACAGCAAAAACTGGATCCAGCGGTAGCACAGATACAGCAATGGATTCTGATAATATTATTGCTCATGGATCAACTGACTTAACCATAGCTAAGCTCATAAATGCAAAAAAGATTTTGGATGAGGGTTCAGTAGATCCATCAATCCCAAGATATATTGCTGTAGCTCCAGCTCAAGTAGAAGCTTTATTAGGTACTACACAAATCACATCAAGTGATTTCAATACTGTAAAAGCTCTTGTTGCTGGTGAAGTAGACACTTTTATGGGTTTTAAATTCATTATGTCAACAAGATTAGCTGTTGCTTCTAATATCAGAACTTGCTTTGCCTGGGCTGAAGATGGAATCAAGCTTGCTGTTGGAAAAGACGTAATGGCAAAGATAGACGAGAGGGCAGATAAGTCATACTCAACTCAAGTCTTTTATTGTGCAACTTTTGGTGCAACACGAATGGAAGAAGCTAAAGTGGTTTCTATCCTTTGTGATGAATCAGCTTAATTGGGAGATAGATTATGACAACAAAAAATTCTGATCTCGTAGCCAATTTTGAAGCTACATACACAATGAGTGATGCTGGTTTGTTAACTGGAACAACCAGGATTGCTCAAGGTACAGTAGAATTAGCTGCTGGAGATAGCACAGACAATGATATTGTCATGTTAGCTCCTATACCGACAAACGCTAGGATAAGCTCCTTAAAGATAGGCAGCGACACATTAGGTGGCAGCTGTACTTTTAATGTAGGTTTATACACTAGCGATGGCGTTGTTAAAGACGAAGATTGCTTTGCAAGCTCCGTTGCTGATGCAGCTGCTATGACAGATGTAAGATTTGAAGCCGCAGACATAGATACTGCTGGTCAAGAGGTTTACACTATTGCTGGTGATTCCTCAGATCCAGGTGGTCATTATTATGTTGCTGCAACATTCAATGCAACTGGTGGTACTGCTGGTACAATGTCATTCATTATTGAATACGTTATAAACTAAACTTAGGGCGGCGCAGAAATGCGCTGCCTTTTTAATAGGAATTATTATGGCTTCAGTAGTAGATATTTGTAACTCAGCTTTGAACCAAATTGGCGCATCTAACATCATTTCTTTAACAGAAGATAGTAAAGCTGCCAGGATATGTAACCAAAGATATGAGTTTGTAAGGGATGCAACATTTAGATCCCATCCCTGGAACAGTTTAATTACCAGGCAAACCTTGTCACCAGATGCTGATGCTCCTGGTTTTACATATGCAAAACAATTTACGCTGCCTACTGATCCTTTTTGTTTGAGAGTTTTAAAACTTTCAGATCCAGAAATAAAATTTGAAATTGAGGGTAGAAAACTTTTATCTGACGAAAACACAATTAATTTAGTGTTTGTAGGCAAAGTAACTGATCCTAATCAATACGATACTCTTTTATTAGAAACTATTACGGCTGCGCTTGCAGCTGATATAGCTTATCCATTATCTGGTAGTATTAGCCTGGCATCTCAACTAGCGACCTTGTATAGAGATAAATTAAAAGAAGCGAGGTTTGTCGATGCAACTGAGGGTAATACAGTTAATACTGCTAGCATCCAAGATAGCGAAGTTTTAGCAGCAAACACATTTATTAATGCGAGGTTGTAAATGGCTAAGGCTTCACCTCCATTTAATAATTTTACAGCTGGTGAATTATCGCCCAGGTTAGAGGGCCGTACTGATGTTAATAAATATTTTAACGGCTGCAAAAAATTACAAAACTTTTTGATACATCCTCATGGCGGCGCTAGTCGTAGGCCAGGAACAAAATATGTTAATACAGTAAAATCAAGTGCGAACTTTACCAGGTTAATACCTTTTGAGTTTAATGTTGAACAAGCTTATATATTAGAGTTTGGTAATTTATATTTTAGAATACACAAGGATGGCGGCACTGTTGTAGATGGTAGTCAAAATCCTATAGAGGTAACAACTGTATATACAAGCGCCCAGGTATCTGAAATAAAATTTACACAAAGCGCTGATGTTATGTATTTGGTGCATCCATCGCATCCAGTTCAAAAAATTACAAGAACAAGCCATACTGCCTGGACAATTACGGAAGTAGATTTCCTCCGTGGTCCTATGCAAGATCCAAACATAACCAGCACAACATTAACTGCTGATGGTCGAACTGGCAGCGTTACAATAACAGCAAGCGCAGATACATTTGTTTCTACAGATGTGGGTAGGCTGGTAAAGTTACATGATGGCTTTGCTAAAATATCAAGCTATACAAGTGCAACAAGCGTTGATGCTGATGTACAAGAAAATGCTGAGGGTAGAACTGAGCTTATGCCTAGTTATACCGCAACAACTATAGCATTTTTTGAGGGCGATCCAAGCGCTACTGGCCTTGAACATAATGATAGGATTACAGACACTGCTGGTAATTTTATAACAGAGGGTTTTAAGGTAGGCCAAAAGGTTACAATATCTGGCGCAACTAATAGCGGTAATAATAAATCAAGTGGTGTTTTAATAGTCCAGGTAACAGCTGATACAATATTATTTTCGCCTAGCGTGGATCTCGTAGATGAATCAGCAAGCCAGTCAATTACTTTAAATGGCGTATTAGAAGCTGATGATAATTTTAGCCTGGGAGCATTTAGCTCTACTACTGGTTATCCAGCAGCAGTAACATTCTTTGAGCAGCGCCTTGTATTTGCAAATACAACCGCACAACCACAAACCTTATTCTTTTCAGTAGGTGGTAGCTTTGAAGATTTTGCGGATGGTATAGATGCAGATGATGCGCTAACTTACACTATTGGCTCTAACCAGGTTAATGTTATTAGATATTTAACATCTAGTAGAGTTCTTATTGTTGGCACAAGCGGTGGTGAATTTGCTGTTAGTGCAAGCGGTGCAGCCGAGCCTTTATCGCCTACTAATGCTCAGATCAAACGCCAGGCAAACTATGGATCAGCTAATATCCAGCCAATCCAGGTTGGTAACGTGACTATGTTTGTGCAACGAGCTTCAAGAAAAGTTAGAGAACTTGTTTATAATTTTGATTCAGATAGCTACCAGGCACCAGATTTGACTGTGCTTGCAGAACATATTACTGATAGCGGTATTACAGAAATGGCTTTTCAACAAGAGCCAGACAATATTGTTTGGTGTGTCCTTAACGATGGTCGTTTTGTTGGCATGACATATAGGAGAGAAGAAAATGTTGTTGGCTGGCACGAGCATATCATAGGCGGATCTTTTGGATCTGGTGATGCTGTTGTAGAAAGCGTGGCCGTTATACCAGGCGATCTTAATGAAGATGATGTTTACATTGTTGTAAAAAGAACAATCAATGGCGCTACCGCAAGGTATGTAGAAACATTTTCAAGTTTTGATTTTGGCACTGATGTTAAAGATGCTTTCTTTGTGGATAGCGGTCTTACTTACAGCGGATCCGCAGCAACAACCATATCTGGATTAGATCATTTAGAGGGTGAAAGTGTCTCTATCCTGGCTGATGGAGCAACACATCCTAACAAAACTGTTTCGTCTGGATCCGTGACTTTAGATAGATCAACAACAAAAGCGCATATTGGTTTGGGATTTAATTCAACACTGCAAACAATGAGAGTTGATGCTGGTGGTACTGAGGGTACTGCCCAGGGCAAAATAAAAAGAATACACGATGTAACATTAAGATTGTTTAGAACTGTCGGTATCCAGGTTGGCAGCAGTGAATCTGAAGTGGATAGAATACCATTTAGAAGCTCAGCTGATGCTATGGGATCTGCATTATCAATGTTTACTGGGGATAAAGAATTAGAATTTAGAGGTGGTTTTGACAATGATGGTTTTATTGTTGTTAAGCAAAACCAGCCATTACCAACTACAGTGCTTGCTATATTTCCAAGGCTGCAAACTTTTGACCAATGATAGTAGCTGATTATAAGCCAGAACATGGCCAGGAAATTCTTGACGGCAAGATGAACAAAGGTGCGCCGCAACACATTAGTAAGTATTTAAATTTTGCTAAAAGCCTTCATGTTCCTGGTCAATCATTTAGCGCTATAGATAATGGTCATTTGATAGCTTGTGGCGGTATTAAACAACTTTGGCCTGGCGTTGCTGAAGTATGGTTTTTATCAAGCGATAAAGTTCATAACCATGTAAGGCCAGTAATCAAAATAATATTTAAATATTTACCAAGGCTAATTAAAGAACAAAAACTGGTGAGGATACAATCCGCAGTTAGGGCTGATTGGCCAGAAGCACAAAGGTTTGCCCAGTTTATGGGATTAGAAAATGAGGGCCTTATGAGAAAATATGGTCCAGATGGTACTGATTATTTTAGATATGCAAGGGTTATTTAATGGGTATTGAAGCAGCAATAGCATCGACTATAGTAAGCTCGGTAGTAGCGGCTAACGGCGCTAGAGCCGTAGGTAAAGCTCAGCAAGCAGCTAATAATTACAATGCAGATATAAATGATAGAAATGCCCTTGCTAATGAGCAAGATGCAGTGCAATTAAAAATAGCTAGCGAATTAGATATAGCTAGATTTCAAAGAGAATTTTCAGATCTCCAGGATGCAACTAGCCAGGCATTTAGATACAATGGCTTCGTTGCTGAGGGTGGTACGCCATTAAAGCTTGCCCTGGCCAATGCAAAACAAGCTGATGAAGAAATAGCTATTAAGAAATATAATGCAGCCGTTGGTATCCAGGATCTTGAAGAAAGCGCTGTCCAAAATAGGATGCAAGCGCAATTAAATAGATTATATGGATCTACTGCAAGAACAGCTGGGAATATTAATGCTGGCGTTAGTTTGTTAAGAGGATTTTCTTCAGCTGCTAACATTCAAGCTGGTGCGGATCTTAACCGCCAGGCAATTCAAAATAATATTAATCTACAAAGACAAGGCGTTAGAACGAGGTTTGGTTAATGAAAGTACCTACTTATAATAGACAAACTGCCAGATCAACTGTAACTGGTGCTAGACAACTTTCAGTCCAGGCTAGTCCAGGTGCTTTTGCACAAGCTGCACAAGCTACTGCAAGACTTGGTGAAGCTGCACAAACTGCATCATTAAATGCTTTACAGATTGCAGAACGTAGAGAAACAGAAGCATTTAAGGCCGAAGAGCAAAAGAAGCTTGCTTTCTTTGAAGCTGAGATGAAAAACAAATATGAATCTGAGCTTGCTGATAGCACACTTAAATATAACCAGGGATTAAATGATGCAGCTCTTAAAGCTAGTACGATGGATCCAAAGCAAAGTGACACATATTTTTTAGCGACCTCTGAAAAACTAAAAAAAGATTTATCAAAAACTTTTTCAAGTAAAGCAGCGCAAAGAGATTTTTTCATAAAAGCAGACCTGGCTTTTACAAACAAAAACGTCTCGGTTAGATCAAATTCATCAAATAGGCGTATCAATGAACAAGCGGCTGTTTTAATAAACAATATAGATTTTTATAAAAAGCAAGCTGTTGTAGGTAATAAAGCAGAAAAACTAGAAGCTGCTAATGAACTGTTTGGAGAAAACGGCATATATTCAAAGCTTGTTAGCCTGGGATATATGACAAATACAGAAGCTACAATCAAGCGCCAGGCATCACAAAAAGACATTTTAAAAAATACTATTCTACAAGATTTTCAAAACCTAAGCACGATTGAACAAAAAGAAAACTACATAAATACTTTAGAGAAAAAAGCACCAGGTAACCTAGATAATATTGAAACCAGGGTAATTATAAGAAGTTTAAAAACTGATGTTAAAAATTTAAAAGCAATAAATAAAACACAAGCCGCATCTCTTAAATCAGATCTTAAAGATGTAAACAAGATACTCACAAAAGGCGGCACTGTAGATATAGAAGTTATCAATGGCTTAGAAAACAAAGCTAAATCTATGGGCGCTGATGGCGTGGAATTAATAGCACTTGCCAATAATCTAAAATTAAAAAAACAAATTTTCGATGTAGCCAGGAAAACAAATATATCTTCTCTATCTGCTGAGATAACAAAGTATTCTACTGATGGAATACCAGGCGTTGGCGAAGCTGGTATAGATACTATTATTGAAACTGAGATAGTAAACGATCTTAAAACTCTTGAAACAAATATGAGATCAGAGCTTAAAAGGGATCCGCTCACTTTTGCTGAAAGATCTGGTAATGTAAAAGTTACACCAATAAACTTTGTTCAACTTACTGATCCGCAATCAATAGATCCAGTAGGGGATAGTGCAGCAAATGCTTTCAATGTTCGAGCATCCAAAAGAATTAGTGAAGCTATATCTGTAAGTGCTAAGTATGGGAGTGCTGTAAAGTTTTTAAAAGACGAAGAAGCTGCAAGCTTAAAAGCTTTTTTTGAAGATAGTCAAACTAGCACAGTTCAAAAACTAGCAGTTTTAAATAAAATAAACGAGGGTTTTGGCCGACATTCCCAGGATGTTTTTGTAGAACTATCTCAGAAAGGCGCACCAGAACTAGCACATATTGGTGGTCTAATGAAGCTTGGTTTAATTGACAATGCAAAGTTTGCATTGCAAGGATTAGATCTAAAAAATGCTGGCAAGCTTGCGCCAGAAGCTACTAACATTAATACACAATCTGAATATTCTAACACTGTTGGAAATGCTTTGATATTTGCGCCAGCTGAAGTCCAGGGAGCTGCAAAACGTGTAACTGATCTTATTTATAACAAACTTGCTAACGATCAAGGTTTGCAGTTTTTTAGAAACAATGTTTATGCAGATGCTGCAAAGATGGCCCTAGGTAATGTTGATGAAGTTAGCGGTCATCCTACAGTTATACCAAAAGAATTAGATGCTGATAAGCTTGAGGATATGATTGAAAAAATAGATTTACAAGGTTTTGCAAATCAAGGTTTTAATATAGATGCTAAATTGCTCGAAGATATAAATGATGGTGAATATAATTTATATGTTGTCGGCGATGGTCAATACAAGCTTGCTAGAGGTACGCCAGGAGAGCCAGACTTTTTAATTGCTGGTGATAAAAACGGCAATGAGATTATTTTAAATGCTCTAAAGTATTATGGTTTTAGTCAATGAGTTTTCTTTATACCAAAGATGAGGAGCAGCGTACTGGAACTAAAACCACGCCTGGAACTGTTGTAACAGCTGGTGAAGCTAGTTTCATTGATAACCTAAAAGCCGCCTATAATTATAGTGAATATAATAATACCTCAGTTTCTGAATCTATTGCTATGGAAGAGCAATGGGAGCCATACATACAAATAATAAATGAGAATAGAGAAAAACTAGGTTTACCTAATAATGTAGCAAATCCAGGTAAATATTTATCTATGGCAATCCTTAATCCAGAAAGAAAATATGCTAGCTACGAAAGAAAAGTAAAAGAGATCTCTAAGGTTATCCAGGATAATCCAGAACTATTTGGTGATTTTAGCCATGAAAAACTTATTGAGAGCGCAAAAGAAAAAGCCAAAAATGCTTTTAAAGAAAACCAGGAGATAGCTGAGCGATCACCAAGTTTTAGCAATGTTCTTGCAAGATTGACTGGTGAGGGTGCTTCTTTAATACAAGATCCAGTCGTTATTGGAAGTTTGATGTTTGGTAATGGTCCTGGAAAACTTTACCAACTTGCTCTAAATCAAGCTATTATAGGTGCTGGATCAGAAGCTTTAATACAGAAAAATGTTAAAGAATGGTACAACAAGACTGGCCTTGAATATACTGATGCGCAATTTTGGCAAGCTATAGCTTATGGAGCTGGCTTTGGTGCAGCATCACCATTTGTTTTTAGAGCTGGCGGTAAAACAATATCATTCACTGGCGATCAAATAAAAAAAGGGATTGATGCTTATAAAAAAGCTGGGTTTTTTAAAAGAGGTAGTAAAGAAGAGTTATTATTAAAGGCAGCACAAAACTCTGAAGATGCTATTAATACTAATCCATTAGCAAGTGAAAGTGAGCATTTACAAAGACTAAGTGAATCTGAGGTAGCGTTAGAATCAAATGACCTGGTTAATATTAGCGAAACACCAGAATCTAATGTTATTCCACCAAAAGATGTATTTGAATCTGATAATTTAAATAATGAAGTCTTTAAGTTTGATCCAGATGATCTACAAGTAGATGCAAACCTTTTTCAGTTTAAAGCTGGTGGTGATGCTGATGGTGTAACAGATGCACTGCGAGGCGTAAAGAAATGGGATCCGATAAAGTCTGGTCAGATTGTCGTATACGAATACGCTGATGGTAGGCAGTTCATCGCAGATGGGCATCAAAGATTAGGCCTTGCAAAAAGGTTAAAAGCTGAGGGCCAGGATGTAACTTTATATGGTATGAAACTTAGAGAGGTAGATGGACACACTCCAGCTTTTGCCAGGGTAACTGCTGCATTAAAAAATATTGCTGAGGGTACTGGTACGGCTGTTGATGCTGCAAAAGTATTACGAGTAGATCCGAGCAAAATAAGTGAATTACCTCCTAGATCTAACCTGGTAAAACAAGCCAGGGCGGTTGTAAACCTTACTGATGAATTATTTGGTTTAGTTGTAAATGATGTTGTGCCAGCAAAGTTTGCAGCTGTTGTCGGAAGATTAATACCAGACGATCCAGTTTTACAAGAAGCTGCAATGAGAGTGTTGGCCAAAAATTTACCAGATAATGAATTTCAAGCTGATGCTATTGTAAGGCAAGTTATTGAATCTGGCGTAAGAAAAGAGACAACTGCCAGCTTGTTCGGTGATGAAGTTATTGCTGAAAGTTATTTTGTAGAGCGAGCTAAGATACTTGACATGGCACAAAAAGCATTACGCCAGGATAAAAATGCTTTTCAAAACCTTGTAAATAATGCAGAAAGATTAGAAGCTGAGGGAAACCAGCTAGCTAAAAACGCTAACCAAGAAAGGGTTACAAAAGATGGCCAAGCAATCACGCTCATCACAACGCTTGCAAACAGAAAAGGGCAACTCAGCGATGCCCTCAATGCAGCAGCAAGGCTTGCAAGAGAAAGTGGGAACTATACCAACGCTTCAAGAGGATTTATCAACGCTGTCAGAAACTCAATTAACCAGGGCGATTTCAACCGCCTTGAGTTTGGCAATGTCAGACAGCCTTTCGATGGTGAAGCGAAAGTCCGCACAAGTGAGAATGAACCAGCAAACTCAAACCTCAACGACTTTGACGAACCAGCTGGACCAGGATCCAGGCAACAATCAGATCAGTTAGAACAAGATCAGTTTGGTGAATTAAGACGGCAAGAGGGATTTTTATCAGACCTGGAAGCCAGGCAAGATCTTAACAGAAAACTTGACCAGGGAATGTCTGATGCTGAGATTGATAACCATCCAGCAGTAGTTAGAGCTATTGAAGAAGCTAACAAAATACCAAAAACACACGAAGCTGCTAACTATGGCTCACAAGAATGGTTTGCTAATAGAGAGTTTATAGTTGACGGAATGACCTTAAAAGGGTACGCTCAAGGCATAAACTCGCTAATTGACAGAGCGAAAAAGCTAGCATACACCGATGCAAAGCTCGAAGTACCACCAGGATATAAGGTAAAAGCTGAGAAAAAAGCGGTAATTTTACTTGGTCCGCCAGCTGCTGGCAAAAGCACTTTTGCTAATGAAATAGCAAGAAAACTTAATGCAGCAATTATAGATCCAGATGATGCAAAAAAAATATTACCAGAGTTTCAAGGTGGGATTGGTGCAGCTGCTGTACACGAAGAAAGCTCAGCACTAGCAAAGTTAGTAAAAGAATTAATTATTGAAGAGGGTAGTAATGTTGTTGTTCCAAAGGTTGGAGACACAACAGCCAGCATACAAAAACAAATAGATAACCTAAAGTCAAAAGGCTACAAGGTTACCATAGCAAATATGGATGTAACGCCACAAAATGCTATGAATCGTATGCTTAAAAGATTTATAAATACTGGTAGATTAGTAGATCCTATATATGTTAGAAGTGTAGGAGAAAAACCAAAACAAACATATGCAGATTTAAAACAACTAAGGAAAGCTGATGGTTACGCCGAAGTCGATAACAACCAAAAACTCGGAGAAATCCCAACAGTCAGAGAAGATACAGACGGAATCTTCGAGGGGTTACAATTTCGCAGAAGCGGAGGAGAGAGGGGAGACAGTGGCAGAACAGTGGATGACAACATCCCAGGGCAAAGAGTTGATGGCCCAAGTCAAGAAATTGCAGAACAAACAAGCCTAGTTGATGATTTAGATTTAGAGATCCCTACAGAACTTACTGTAGATGGCGATAGCATTGTTGCTAAAACACAAACATTAAAAGAATTAGAAGAAGAATTTGCGCAAGACCAGCGAATGTTGGACCGCCTTGAGGGTTGTGTAGTATGAGTTTTTTGGATTGTATTACTAATGGTAATCGAGAGGGCAACCTAACCGATGACCAGGCAAGGCTTGCCAGTGATCTTTTTATTGAACTAGAGGTTGAATACCAGGGCAAAATGAATAGAGGTGCAGCTTCTGCAAGAGCTGCAAAAGAAACTTTTGATAGTTTGAAAAAACTTGCTTCTGAAAAGAAAAGAAAAAAACTGCTCCAGGTCCAGGCATTTAAACAAGTAGATAAAAATCTAAATGAATATAGAGGGTATAATAATAAGCAAGATTATGCCAAAGCAGCTGAAGCTCTTATAGAACAAGATGTATTCTCTAAATATTCAAGCTTGGTACAACGTCAACAAGCTATTGAGCAAAGAGCCACTAGTAAATTATATGATGTACTGGCTACATTTAAAAGAAACCTTATAGGAGAAACAAGAAACAAAGCTAAATTAAAGAATATGGTCAGAGAAGTTTTTGGCGATGATACTGGCGATGTTAGCGCAAAAGAGTTTGCATTAGCCTGGAAAGAAGCTGCTGAAGATTTAAGATTGCAATTTAATAGAGCTGGTGGATCTATACCAAAAAGATCTGATTGGGGATTGCCACAAAACCATGACCAAATAGTTGTGGGCAAAGCTGGCAAAGCTGAATGGGTCAATTTTACTATGCAAAGATTAGATCCAGAAAAAATGATTGACCATGAAACTGGTCTTAAAATGACTGAAGATAGGCTTTTGTTTGCCTTGCAAGATGTTTGGGAAACTATAAGCAGCGGTGGTCTAAACAAAGTTAAGCCTGGTGCTATGGCTAGTGGTAGAAAAGCTTTAGCTAACAGCAGAACAGATCATAGATTTTTAGTTTTTAAAGATGCTGATGCCTGGTTAGAATACCAGGAAAGATTTGGTAACTCTAATCCTTTTGATGTAATGATGGGTCATATTTCGTCTATGTCAAAAGAGATAGCTCAAATGGATATTTTAGGACCAAATCCTTTAGCTACCTTAGATTTTATAAAAACAAAAATAAAACAAAATGTAGAACCTGGTGATCCAAAAGGTATAAACAAGGCTAACAAATCCGCTAAATATATTGATACTTTATATAGTGGTTGGTCTGGTAAAAATAATGCACCAATAGATGGTTTTTTTGGTAATACTTTTGCTGGTTTAAGATCGATACTAACAGCAGCTCAGCTTGGTGCAGCATCTATATCAGCTATCACTGATTTCAACTTTCAGAGATTAACCAGGGGTTTTGTTGGTTTGCCGCAAGCAAGCACAATAACTGATGTATTAAAGTTATTGAATCCTTTGTCTGCAACCGAAAAAGGCAAGCTTGCAGTTAGATTAGGTTTGATAGCTGAGGGATGGACTAGTGTAGCTTCAGCGCAAATGAGATACTTGGGCGATGTTTCTGGTCCAGAAATTACCAGGCGATTATCTGATTTTGTTATGAGGGCAAGCTTTTTATCTCCACTTACTCAAGCTGGTAGGTGGGCGTTTGGTATGGAGTTCCTGGGTTATCTTGGGGATCAAATACCTAAAACTTTTGACCAGTTAGATGAGCCTATAAGAGCAAGCTTGCAGCGATATGGTATTGGATCAGATAAATGGGATATCATTAGAACTACGGATTTATATGAACATGATGGCGCAACATTTTTAAGCCATGAAAATATAGCAGCAAGAACTGATATAGATAGTGATACGGCCAGGGATTTGTCTCTAAGAGTTTTAGAGATGATAAATACTGAAACAAACTTTGCTGTTCCATCTTCAAGTTTGCGAGGTAAGGTAGCTTTAATTGGTGACACTAATCCAGGCACTATAGCTGGTGAGTTATCCAGGTCTTTTGCAATGTATAAAAACTTTGGAACAACCTTAGTTAATACACATTTATATAGAGGTGTGACACAAAAAGGCGCTGCAAGAAAAGGAACATACCTGGCTGATTTTATAATCACTGGTACAATTATGGGTGCGCTAGCATTACAGCTCAAGGAAATGTCAAAAGGTCGAGATCCAAGACCAATGACAAGTGCCGAGTTTTGGGGAGCTGCTTTTATGCAAAGTGGTGGACTAGGTATTTTTGGTGATTTCTTAATGTCAGATCACAATAGATTTGGTGGCGGTTTAGCGCAAACAATAGCTGGTCCAGTAGTTGGCCTGGGTGAAGATATTTTAAAATTAACTATGGGCAATGTACAGCAAGCCATTGAGGGTGAAGATACAAACTTTGCAAGTGATATGGTTAGGTTTGCTGGAAGATATACACCAGGTAGTTCTATTTGGTACACCAGGTTAGCTTTAGAAAGAAATATATTACAACAATTAGAACAAATGGCAGATCCAAAAGCTGCAAGAAAATTCAGAAACATAGAAAGAAAGTATGCAAAAGATTACAACCAGTCCTATTGGTGGCGACCTGGTTCAGCGGTGCCAGACAGATCAGTAGATTTATCTAACATTTTTGAGGAATCAAGATGACAGTATCAACAACAATTATAAAAAATTCATATAGTGGTGATGGCTCACAACATAGTTTTGCATATGGTTTTAAAATATTCGCCGATGCAGACTTAGATGTAATTATTAGAAGCTCTACTGGAACTGAAACAGTTAAGGTTTTAGATACTGATTATGTTGTGACTAACGCTGGAAATGATAGCGGCGGTAATGTTTTATTTAAATATAATACTGGCAACACTGGTGATGCACATTATTCAGCTACTGATAAAAGGCCGCAATCTGGTGAAACTGTTATTATAAGACGTGGATTAGATATTACACAATCAACAGATTATGTTGCTAATGATCCTTTTCCAGCTGAAAGCCATGAGGATGCTCTTGATAGACTTACATTCATAAGCCAGGAACTACAAGAATCTATAGATAGATCTATAAAACTTTCAAGAACGAATACTATGACTTCTACTGAATTTACAGTGGGAGCTTCAGATAGAGCAAATAAAATATTAGCTTTTGATAGTTCTGGTGAAATACAAGTTACACAAGAGCTTGGCACATTCCAGGGTGATTGGGCAGCAAGTACAGCTTATGAAATAAGAGATATTGTAAAAGACACAAGCACTAATAATATTTTCATAGTAACTAGCGCACACACATCCAGCGGATCCCAGCCATTAACAACTAACGCTAATAGTGCTAAATATTCACTTATTGTAGATGCAGCTTCTGCAACAACAAGCGCAACCAATGCTGCCGCTTCAGCAACAACTGCTACAACGAAAGCAAGTGAAGCAGCTACTTCTGCAACTAACGCAGCTACAAGCGAAACAAATGCAGCGACAAGTGCAACTACAGCATCAACAAAGGCTAGTGAAGCAAGTACATCTGCCACAAACGCTGCAACGTCA